GGTCGAAATAGATGAAATACCGCGTGGCGGCGGTCATATTCCCGGTATTACCCGCCGATATGGCGTAAACATTCCCATTCGCCAGGGACAGGTTGCCAGCAGACCATGCCACGGTGTTATAATCAGATGCCGAAAGCACTCCGGAGAATATCCAATCCAGCAGATTTATCGATCCACCGGCCAGGGTTATAGTGCTACCGGCCTTTCTCTTTTTCCCTCCAGATTCCTCACTCACCTCGCTCGCGTTGCGACAATAGTCATAGGCCGTTATCCGGTACGAGATGTTGGTTTCGAGCTCACTGTCCGCTCCCGTGTCATGATACTCGACTGATTTATGTTCTTCCACTGCCGTAACCCATCCCGCGCCAGCGACGTTACGTTCAATCTTAAAGTATTCCAGGTCCGGCGTGTTCGTAAATGTCGGCGTGCTGATAACGAGTTTATTCCGCCCCGTTTCTTCCGTGACTGTGAACACGGGTTTAACCGGCGGCGTAGTATCATCCGCCAGGGTGACACTGACTGAATCGCTCCAGTCGGACGGCTTACCGTTCAGGCCGATAGCCCGGCATGCGTACTCATAGACATACCCAGGGATGAACAAATGATCCGTGTTGTCGTAAGTGATCTTCAGCGGGTTTGGCGTTGACGGGTCCTGGAGAACCTTTTCCGGCAGAGTCTGCCACAGAGACCACGGCCCGACCCCGCCGAAAGGCGAGTAGCGCCGCCGTATCTCATAGCGCTGAACCATGTCCTTTTCCGACCCATAGGCCAGAATGATATTTCGGACCGTGAACGTGAAGGCGTTATACTTTGCGATTGCCGAAACTTCCGGATATGTGGCATCGTCAAGGAGGCTCGGCGCTGTCGGAACGAAGTTCGCAGCGTTCTTTATCAGTGTCTTTTCAGTCTGTGCGTCCGACAAATCGCTCATGCTGGTTCTGGTGTACGTTCGCAGCTTGAAATTGCCCCATGTCACCGTATCAGGGTTATGGCTATCAATAAAATACGTCAGCCGGGTCATGGCTTGCGCCGCGTCAGTGCGCCCGTCCGCAATCGTTCCCGCCAGTTCGGTCCAGTCGCCAACGTCCTCTTGGAACATGTATATCTGATATTTGAGCGCTCCAGACACTGGCCCGGTGATCGTGATCAGCCATCCGCCGGGCTGGCCCTCGATTGTCCACGTGGGCGGGTTCGGTCCCGGCGGGATTGTAATAGTCCCGCCGCCGGTGCTTTCCGTATACGCACTGTTCGGAAGGTTGGTCTCCAGCGCGGCGGTCTTTTCCAGATATTCCTGGCAGGATATTTCAGACTCGTCATTCGAATCCTCATGCATATCCACCACTCGGAATAATTTTCCTACCCAGCCGGGAAGGGAATGCGTGGCGGCAATAATATCCCCGGCGGTCATGTCCGCATGCTTGATCGATAGCCGGGCCGTAAATGTGTGCCGAATCAACAGTCCGCGCCACAACTGCCAGTGGGCGAAGCGCAGGGCTTCCGATTTGCGGTTGACTGTGTTCAGTTTGATTTCGCTGATCTTCATCCCGTAGTCGGCAATATCTGCCGCACTCTCGGCCTGCACCCAACATTCCTTGAAATCCTCGGCCGGTTCGGTGTAGGATACCCGCAGCACGTTCGGAACATCGTAGGGATCGGACTTGCTGAATGTCAGGCTGCCCTCGATAAAATCCGCCTCAACAAGAGTATGATCGGCAGTCCCGTTTGTTTCGATTGCCAGGAATATTTTACCGTCGTGCTCCTGGAAATATATTCCGGTGGTGCGACAGACTTCCTGTATGGCCTGTAAAGCCGTAGTCTGATCGGTAAAGGAAACATCACAGACAAAACGCTTTTCGGTCGTTCCATCTGAACGTGTAACCAGAACATCACACACGTCAGCCACGGTTTTGAAACTGGCGGCATCCAGCAGTGACGGGCTGAATACCGCGCCCATCCCTCGCCGGGGTTGCGTCATCATGTCGTACAAAACCCATGCGTGATTCTGCGAGTAGGCCGCCACGCTCCACGATGAGCCGTCATAGGCGCGGACCTTGCAGCCCTTGATATAGGCTGTCACTTCCGGATAGTCCCCGGCCAGCCCATCCCGGTTGTCGATGTAGAAGGCGACATAGGCCGTGTTTCGGAATGCGTTTGCCGTGGCACCGGCGTAGTGGAGCATCAAAGACGGCTCGACATATTCCGTCTCTTTCGACTTGAATGTTAAAATCTCGTCTTCGTTCGGCGCTATTTCGATACTGAGTGTTGTTTTATCTGCGTAAGCCGCTTTCAAGGCGGTCATCCCGGCGGCATTCAGAATTATGTCAATCCATGATCCTCCCGGCGATACCGTCATTGCGTCGATGCATTGCAATCCCCGCGTTGGAGCATTGTTCCATGTAAGCGTTTCCTCGCTCCATGAGCCGGTCGCAATGTAGCCCTTGATTTTTCGCTTGCCAGTTATTTCAAACGCGGTGCTTTTTTGTAAGCGAATCTGAGCGCTTTTCAGATTAAGCAATGGTGGTACTGTGTTGTCAAAAGAGAATCGCAGATAGGTCCGGCGAGTACCGCTTTCGATTTCGATGCCTGGAGTCGCCCCCCAATTTCCCTGTACAACCATCAATACATCATTGTTATGTATGCCGTCCTTGTCGCTCTCGTCGATATACGCATCCGCCTCACACGGTATTGTTACCGCTCCATCCGCGAACCCCGGATCGGCGTTTTGCGTGGCCGTGCCGGTATAAATCGTGTAAGTGGATTCTCCGATTTCATTTATGTCGCGGCCATTTACCTTGATGTTGCTGATTTCCTCGACTTCGCCTTCGCAGAACGCGACCCCCAGATGATAGCATGCGTCGAGGGTGTCCTCTCGATAGATAATCTGCCCGGCCACTTTTTTCAGGCCATAGATTACCGGAATAGGGGCGTCTTTCCGCAACTGCTCGGGAGTATCAAGAATGGGGCTGATCTCATGTTTGCGCCCCAAATAGTTAGACAGGCCAATGATTGTCCCCACGCCTGACACAAAATTAAAAGCAGTGCCAATACCGTCACTTAGCCATTCGGGAATTTTAGGTTTCCCGCCCGGCGGCTTGATTTTGCCGAACGGACTCGGTTGCTCGCTCATGTATCCTGTATCAGCCACGATATATCTCCGCGCCAGGAATTGCCGTGAATCCGCCGTAATTGACATAGTTGTTGAACCGCCGCCAGCAGGTGTCACCGGTCTTGTCGCACCCGCGCTTGATCGTGTAGGTAACGCCCGCCGCCGGTGCGCTGTCGAACGGAATCAATACAGTCACCGAACCGGGCGCGCTTGATACGATCTTGCGCTTCTGGCCGGAAAGCGTCCCGCTGGTGATTGTCAGCAGCCCGTCCCGCCAGTAGTCAGATGCTTCCGTCCGGGCAGCATCAGCAATCGTCCCGCTGGTACTGCCCGCGTCCACCACCTGGCCGGTGAGCTGGCCGAGCGACACCCCGCACTCGCTGGCGCTCCCATCCGGCCGCGTGGGGCCGAACACCCAAGCGCACACCGGCGCGAACATGCGCGGCGGGTAGGGCCGGTCCAGGACAACCGTCTCGGAAAGGGCTTCGAAGCTCCAGGCGGACTCGCTGAAATCCATCGGTCCGATTTTGCCCGTAAACAGTATCTCGGCATAGTCGGAACTTGACAGCAGATTGTCAAACACCCGCGTGAGAACGATTGTCCGGGTCTGGAGGTCCTCAGTCCCGTTCAACGTGCTCCATGCCAGATTCACGTTGTCCAAACTGAACGAAATGCGGTTTACCTCGCCGGTCACGCTGTTGATTATCTCGTCGAACGAAAATGTCAGCGCCGTGTAGGCCTGTCCGCCGGTAGGGAATGTCACGCCGCCGGGCCGGTCAGTGTAATAGCGCGTCCCGCTGGACAGTTGAAGTTCCAGCAGGTATATCGGCGCGTTATAGCTCTGTTGCTGTTCGGCCAGCGTTGCGGCGGAAGTGAGTTTAGGCATTACGGCCATCCTTCATTGCGTGAGTTACGCATCAGTCCGCCCCTATTCCCCAATCATCGAATACGCACAGGATTTCACAAGTCACCTTTAGCACGTCGGCTTTGTCCGTTGACCAGACAAACACCTCAACGAGCGCACCATCTATTTCTTTGATATCGCTGGAAAGCAATACTCCGCCTTTACAATTCCCAGCCATTATAGCACCTCGATCAACTTGACGGAACAGGCCCATATCCCATAGGACACGGATTGCATTTCAAAGTTGTCTTCCGCGAACCGGACATTGTAGGTTTTGAATACCTCAAGCGAAGCGTTCCCACTCTCAGCGGTCAGCGTTTCCGCAACGTCCAGGGTGATTGTCCCTGCGGCGACAGTCCCCACGCCGACAACTTTGTTGTTGCCTGCCCCGCTGCCATAGATAGTCAGGTCGTGTGTGGCGTCAAAGCCCTGTGTAACGAACGCCCCGCTGCTGTCGGTGATTGTGTCGGGGTTGCTGTTAACGCACGCCAGGCGCGCCCCCTTGATGCCCTCGCAGTAGTTCGGGAAGGTGAACGCGGTGTAAGCCCCATAGCATTCCTTGTAAAACTCCTTAATAGCCTGAATAGTGGCCTCTGCTCCGGCCGGAAACGACAGGCTGAACGTCAGCCGAGGGCTTGCCCACTTCCTCCGGCGCTGTTCTCCCCCGCCTTCAAGCGAGGTTATCACAGTCCGGTATTCCGGATTGAATGAACATCCGTAGGCTGGTTTCCAGCTTGTTGTCCAGGCTGCCATTATCCACGCCTTTTGTTGTTCCGGTCGATGATCGCCGCCACCGCGCGGGCGTCGGAACCCTCAAGCCTCAGAGTGCCGATAGTGATATTCCCACCGCCGCCCGCGCCCGCCAGCGAAGTTCCACCACCAAAGAGACCACCAAGAAAACTGCCGGACAGATTGTCCGTTGCGAACGAAAACAGTTTGCGCGCAAGACTCTGACTCGCCAGATGCGCGAACGAGGATACCACGTCCATGATCATCATCTTGAAAAAGTCGTGAAACTTGGTGGTGCCGGTTATCAGCCCCTCAATTGTTCGGGTCCACGAGTCTTGAATATTCATTCCCATATCGACAAAATCCTTGTAAAGCGAATCAGGGCCGTAAAACTCCGCCCGAATGTCGGTAATCGCTTCATCCCAGGCATCGCGCCAGTTGTTCAGAGCTTTTTTCGGCTCTTCCAGGTCTTCCACTTCCAGCAGCGCGGGCATTTCAGCTTTCAATTCCTTCATGCGCTTGGCAATGTCCATCTGGGTTTCAGCCCACTTGCCGCCACCATACTGAGAGCCAAGACCGAACATTTCCCGGTATTGTCTATCAACTTGAACGCCCCTCTTCATTCCCGCTCCCAACATTCCAAGCGTCCCCGATGGAGCGGTTTTATTTCTTGCGGCAATTTTTTCCCTTTCAGCCCGTACCGCATTATCTAAATTATCATACTGCTTTACGACTTCTGATGTGAATTTGTATATATTCAAGTCAGGTGCAGGTGGCATTTCCTGGACGCCATTAACTATGTCCTGCACCAATTGTTTGAATTTATCGCCCGAATTTTCTCCAAGAGATTTTGTAAGCCAGTCATTGTATTTATCGAATGATTGCTGGTTTTTATCCGTGGTATTATTGATGATATTGAATATGTCTGCAAGCTGTTTATCCTGGTCCTTTATTACTGCTTTAAATATAGCAAAGTTTTTATTTATCCCCACGTCTTTTAAAAAGTATGACTTATCGGAATGGTTCGCCGTCATTATATTGTTCCATTCCGTGTTCAATTGATTTCCAACACCTTCTCCTATCGACAATATTCCGTATTTTATTCCCTGCGCCTGGCGCAGAATGAACATATTGGCGTGATAGAACACTTGAATTGAGGCCAATACAGAACGACTGATTTCCTTTATCGCTTCAATCGCGGAGCCGGACCAGAAAACAATCCCTTTAACGAAATCCTGGTAACTTTCGTTGGCCTTCATCTCGTCAAATTTATCCAGCAGACTTTGAATATCCGCCTTGAACACGTCAAACAGCCCACCCTCCATCACGTCCTTGCGGAAGAAAAACCACACGTCTTCCATCTTGGAAACCATGCCGGACCAGGATGCCTGAAGCCGTTCCGCACCGCCCCGGAACTTGCTTTCCGAGTCTTCCCAGGAACTGATAAAAATTTTCCTGGATTCTTCGGCTGTGTATTTGACATTTGCCTTAAAACCCAACAGTGCCAGTGTGCCGCGCTCCCGGAAAAGATCAGCGCTATTCGCGCCAGCGCTGTAAAGCCGGATTATCTGACCGATTACCTCCTGGAATGTCAGCGGAGTGACGGCAGCAAGATCGCCTGCCATCGTGATCCACCTCATTATTTCGTCGTTCCCGCCCTTCATCACGCCCGCAAAGGCGGCCCCGGCCTCCATCACACCCTCATAAGTATGAGTGACCTTTGCGGCGTAAACTTCCATCTTTTTAAACAGGTCGGCGCTTTCCTCTTGCGAACCGGTCAACATCTCAAGACGAATGCGGTACATCTCAGCTTTGCTGGCGGCATCCAGAAAGGTCTTGGACATATATACCGTCGCCACGGAAAGGCCCAGCATTCCCAAGGCGAGTTGACGGCTGCGGTCATAGATATGGTTCAGTCCCTTTTCGGCAAACCGGCTCCAATTGCGCATGGCGCGCTCGGAAGCGGTGAGTTGGGTACGGAAGTTCACCGTATCGAGACCCAGGATATAACTGAGTTTCCCGATTGTCGCCATCAATGACCGCCTTTAAGGTTTCTCAAATGCTTTTGTGCATTGGCCGGGCCAGATGTTTCAGCATCCCGAAGCTTGAAAAACACACTCCACTTGCGCAAATGCTCAAAGGTAATCTCCTTGAGCATCCGTTCAGGATTGATATAGCCAAATTCAAGGGCGAGGGCATAAATCCCATATTCCCCGCCCTCTATCAGTTTTTTCGGACTTCTTCCTCACTCTGGTCTGCCCAATTGAGCTTTCGAAGTTCCAGACCGATAAAAGCCAGCGCGTGCGGGTTTTTCTTCATCAGGCGCGCAATGTGCGCATCGGTGAATATCCGTTCCTTTGTCGCTGGATCGTAGCAGCTTTGAACCAGCAGACGGGCGGCGAACTCGTCTTTTTCCTGTTCCGTTCCGCCGGTCAAGATTTTCAGCGCCTTGTCAAACTCAAGCGCATCGAGTTGTCTCAAAAGCAGTTTCTTGCCGCCCCACTGAGGAACGGAGATTTCGCACTCTTCCAGGTCTGGGTAGTCCAGAATTTCATCAGCCAAGCTCATCTGTCTGTCCTTTCGGTCACGAAAAATTGACGGTTTTAGGCGCTGGTCGCGAGTGTCAAAACCGTGGTGCAAATGAGGTCAACGCTCACTTCCGCAAGGCTGTCGATAGCGCCGTTGATCGGAGTATAAACCGGGAGCTTGGCGCTCATCTGATATTCTGGATTCGTCGCTGCAATGGTTGTGTTCTCGACTCGCACCTTTACAGCCGTGGCCGCTTCTCCGTTCCACATTGCATAAAGCAAGGCGTCCACCTTTCCGCTTGCATAATCCTGCTTGAGCTTTACCGTCACCTTGTTGTTTTGCAGGCCCATCAGGAAGTCACCAGCCCCGTCCCCGGAAGCCGTGCTTTCGTGCTGTGACTTGGTCAGTTCCACGCTGATTTCCCGTACATACTCGGAAATTTCAGTCGAACCGATCATGAAATACGGGTTTTTAAGAACGAACTCAGCCATTTTAACCCCCTTATTGGATTGCCATAATGCAGTACAGAGTTATGGACGGATTTGTCCCGGAAATTGTCACTACCGCCCGCCAATAGGTGTCGGTTATTTCTCCCGCTACCGGCGTAGCCCACTGCGATTCAACCGCCGTAGATGCCGTAAATTCAATCCTATCCGTCGGACTTGCAAAATCACTCGTAGGCGCGCTTTGAATTTTTACCGTTGCCGTCGGCGTGTCAGTACCGGATATGCCCGTCACGTGCAAGATACCATACAGATATTGCGTTGCCCCTACCGCCCCGGCTTCCACGGCGGCCCCGTTTGCGGTAAGTGTTTTTGCCCCGGAGGCAAGCACTTGACCACGCACCACCGCCTGGCCGCTACTGAATCCCGCGCCGGAAAACATGGCCTTTTCTCCGATTGATCCATCCCATGAGGTTTCTGCCGCGGATTTTTTCGTTGAATAGGCAATCGCCTCAACATCGGAGTTTTCCGGGCAAACCGTTAGGACTGTATCGACCGCACCCCAATTTGTCTGTTCCTCGTCATGGTTATTGGCGTCCATGTCCAGAAAGCCGGTATAGGTCAGTTCAAGCGTCTGCAATCCAAGTGCTATTGACTGAGCGGTATCCCCGAAGGCGGAATCCGGCTTGGGGTCTTTTTTCAATGTCAAGTTAACCTGATTCAGTCCGGGGCTATAATCGAAGCCCCCAATCAATATCCTGGGGTCCTGAATGACGTGTTCGGCCATGTTTTACTCCTTGTACCAGATTTCAAATTCAATGCGCGCGCTGGTAATACCTGCCACTGTTTCCGCGCCTTCGTCTCTAAAAAATATTCGATCAACCGTTACACCTCCAGCACCCCCCATTACGCCGGTAAAATCTTCCAGACACGCCCTGATTGCACGTTGCACCGCTCTGGCAGTATCAAAACTCAGCGAAAAGGCATTGAATTGCCAATATTCGTCGCGGAATGGTCCGTTTTTTCCTGATGAAGGGTATGGTTCACTATGTTGATAAAACAAAACCACATGCGGGTCAGCGTCGTTTTCCGGCGCTTCGCCCAAATGTATCCTATCCCCAGCCAGCGCGGTAAACCCAGAGTCGGCCAACAGCTGATTGATAAAGGCAAGTTCGACGGTCATATTGGCAAGTCCTTGCTAAACTTACGTTTTAGCGCGGCTTCCAGATTGTAGGCTTTCTTGAACAGCCGGGCAACGGGTCTGAAAAACGGGTGAGCCTTGACACGTGTTCCGCCCAGCCGCTTATACCATCCGCTTGCCGCGTGCCCAAATTCCACAAGATGAGCATGCGGGGCGATACCGTAGTTGATCGCCACGAATGCGGCGGGCTTCCCCGGTACTTTTACTTTGAATTTTTTTGCCACGATCCCGCGCTTGAGTATTTTTTTCGGGTCTTGCCCTTTTTTCTTCGGTGGTCCTTTTGGTGCCGCCACGATGATATAGCTTCGCAAGGTTATGGCATCCTTGTACAGCGCGTTTTCCAGATCACCATCATCTATCGAATCGATCAGATGCTTGACGTTCTTGGTGAGCTGGTTCAGGCCAATAACCTTCCCAGGCCTATAGCCGCGTCTCTTTACGCCGGTACCCATCAGCGCACTTCCTTGCAGTAAAGCACCAGTTCATTCCGTCGCCCGTCCGGGTCTTGAGCCTGATTGATATCAAATGTCCGATTGCCGAATGTCACCCGCCATGTGCTTTTCACGTCCGCCCGCCAGCGAATGCGGAACTCAGCGGGCACTGCGTTTTGCTCCTGCATGGCTGCGTAGTAATTTCTGCCTACCGGCTCACGGAAATTGGCCCAGACAGTGGCAATTTCTACGTAGGTCTTAACTGTCCCGCCGGATGTGCCCCGGCTTTGAGTGGGGGCGGAAAGCGTTATCCGGTGGATCAAGTCACCCGCGCGCATGGATTTCAACCTCTTCGTCCCGCCCTATATCACCAGGGATGCGAGTAACAATTAATCTCGGTAAATCTCCGATATTCATGTAAAAATGCACTCGCTGCGCGCCTTCCAGCGGAACAGGCGTCCCGTTTACGACCAGTTCAACATCATGGAAAACACAATTCGGGCAGTTGATTTCTATTCGTGACTTTGCCATTTCAGACCTCCACCCGGTACATCCAGACGATAGAATCAAAAAACCTCGAATCCGGCAACTGCGCTGTCGGCAGTTCTTCCCTCATGCCAAACAACGTCGCGGCGCGCAAGAGTATCGCTTCCCGGATGTGTTGCGGCACGTCTGACGCCGCCGGGCCGTAGCCGCACGTGTATTCAACCGCAACGGCGTCCACCGGGTATGGTGTAATCGACGGCCAGGAGATGCCGTAGGCCAGATTGACCCGACCCTTCCAGCGGTTGATATTGGCGATATAGTTTGCCGCCGCCCACGTTGTCCAGTCGCCGGTTGTCCAGGAATAGTCGCGGTATTTCACGCTGGTTACAGTCAGCAGGTTCGGGCGCGGAAGCTCGATAAAATCATCAGACGGGAAGTCTGGCAAGTATGCGGTCCAGGTCTGGGTTATCAGTGCCAGCCGGCCGCCTCCTCAAACATCTGCCTGGCAGTCACAATCTTCGCGGCAAGAAGAGCATCTTCCGCGTGAGTGGCAGTCTCGACCTGGATGTTCACCCCAAACGAACACGCGGCGACGGCCACGGTAGCCACTACCCTGATATACTGCTTTGTGCCCGTGTATTCTTTTTCCTGGATCGCGTTATCGTTCGACTCTGTCACCTGGGTGAAAGCTCCACCGGTCCAGTCCATGTATGCCGTATCGCTGTCGGTATCGGATTCCTGAATCTTAACGTTCACTGTCCCGTCGATCCCGTTCGCCCCTGAATCCAGGATTACCAGCGTGCGCTTGCCGAGAACGTTGACTCCGGTTCCTTTGAGCGAGTAGGCCGCGGCGATTGACTGCGCACCGGGCTTGATACACTGGTATGTGGCCATGCTTTCGGCGAAAGTGTTGCTATCGAGCCGAAGTTGCGCCTTGAGTTCGGCGACTGTGACCGGTTCGAGAGCCGGGGCGGTTTTTAGGACCAGATTCATGGCTTATCCTATATCGTCCGTGCGAAGATCGTTGCTGTACGGGCCTCTGACAAAGCGCACAGAGGCCCGTACAGCGTGTGCGCTATCTCAGCCACAAATATACTTTTGCCTTGTTGCCAGCCCCTGCATTGGTTACAACGCCGCACAGCTTTCCAGTAACCCAACCCAGGGAGTCAGCCATTACAACGGCGCTTGAACTGTCGGCGTTCGCGCCGTGCCCCAGGAGAATATCATTCCCGTAGGGGTCGTAAATCGCCACGTCATAACTGTCCGACGGGACGATAGCGCCGGTGTCTGGGACAATCCGGGCCTGCAAAACCTGCCCGCTGAAATTGGTTTTAGTAGCAACCGAATCCCAGCCGTCGGCAGTGGCGGTAAATTCCATCAGCACCACCTTGACAATCGAATATGTGACTTCGGTTGTCGCCGTGGTCGTCTGGTTCCAGACCGCCGAAGGCCAGAGAACCAGCAACAGGAGAGGTATGAATCTGATCCATTTCATATCCGTCCCCCTGGTTAGCTCCGGTTCTGCATGGCGGCCACAAAATCAACGTCGATCAGCGCGGCTGTCGATCCGGTGGTAATCAGTCCACCGACAAACCACGTCAGCGGATCAGTTGCCGTGATCGCAAGGGCGTGACTTGCCACCTGATTGCCGTCGATGTAAAACTTGGCGTTCCCGCTGGCATCGCAGACAATTTCCAGCACATAGTCTGTTGACAGGGTCAGGTCATAGCCAGTATCGGTAGTCTGAGGAGTGCCAGCGGCATTACAGGATAGAGCATAGATCTTGTCGCTTGTTTCGGCACGCACGCCAAAACCGACAAGATCATCCGCCCACGCATCGACCGAACCGGACGCCAGGGATCCATCTTTGATCGCAATCTTTCCGGTTCCCTCGGCTTTCGCGTCAGACATTCCGGCGAACAGCAACAGCCCGGCGTCCGAGGTCGTGGTTTTAAGTTTGCACTGAAATACAAGGTTTTGCCCGGCAATCCAAACGAGCTCACCGGATGCGTTGTTGGCTTTGTCCGCTTCCGTACCTGTGTTTATTCTCAAAAAGCCGTTTGCAGCCACGTTCACGGCAATAGCGTTTGCAGTGCCTTCCTCCTGAACCGCCACGTCGTTTGTTTCATCGACAACCGGGTTGAGAAAGTCGTTCTTGTATACCACCGGAAAATTTGCACTCAGGATTTCACCGGTGGCATCATCGTAAAACACCTGACGGCCAGTGCCCTTGTAGTTGTAGCTGCATTTTACTCTGCTCATGATTCTCTCCTTTACCTGTTTTCAGGTACGGGAGCCGCCCCAAAAGACGGCCCCCGCAAAGGTTGAAGTCAGTTGATGATTGCGGACGGCCCGCCGAGTTCATCCATGTAGCGCGGCTCGGACAGGATATACAGCGCGTCCAGGTAGCAGTTGCTTCCGCCGCCGCTGTCGGCCACGTTGAGTTCGATGCAGTCATACCCGTCGCCCAGCATCGAAGCGTCGATAGGTATGACGTATAGGGCCTCGACCTCGGTAGTGCCGAGAATGTTGAACGTGTCACTCGTGGCCGTGCGCGGGACCAGGGCATCGCATTCGTCGTCCGCGTAGGTTCCGCCGGACACAGTAGCCACGGCAGTAGCAGTCACGCCGGACGTTCCGCCGGTGATGGTTTCGCCAGCGGTGAAAGCCGGGGTGGAAACCAGCGGCGAATACAGAACCAGGTTTTCCCCGCGGTCCTTGTATACCACGCCGGTCGTGCTGGAACTCCCACCGGTGACGGTCTCGCCCACGGTGAAAACACCGCTGGCCCCGGTGATATGCAGAATTTTGCCCTGGCTGAGATAGCGGCTGAACGCCAGGGATGTGGCCGCGCTGGACACGGAAGAGCCCTTCTGGACGGTGACTGCAACATCACTGTCAACGGTCGCCCCAGCCCGGATAACGATATCGCAGTGGCCCCAATTTTTGAGGCTGATGATATCGCCCACCAGCGCACCGGCGCTGGCATCGGACGGCATGGCCGTCAAAGCCTTCACGATCTTGATCGTGCTGTTTACCGCGTTCATTGGTTTTCTCCTTATGGATTCAGTGCTTCATGGTTGACGGTTAAACAGGGCCGCTTAGGAGCGCGTAGCCAGCTTGATGAACGGGGAAACGGTCGTGCTGCCCTTGTATGGCGAAAGAGCGCTCTTCCAGCGCGGCTGTCCGTCAACCCGCACGGTCCATCTGAACGCGGTCTGATTCAGGTCGAATTTCAGATGAATGGACATGGCCGTCTCAATCCCGCCCTTTGTCGCCCAAATATAGGGATTCATGGCGAGTAACATAATGTCACCGCTTGTGCCCAGGGTTTCGCAATGTTCGATGAAATATAACGGGCGGCCTTTGAGACGAGAATATTGTGTTTCGCTGATCCCACCAGCAGGCATGTATGCTGGAACGCCGCCAGTGCCAACAACCTTGACCATCGATTCGAGAGCCGGTTCAATATCCTGGTTCGCCACCCATATCGCTTGAGGCCGCAGACTGGCAGGCATCCGATTCCACATCTTGTCGATGTTCTCGGTCACGATGGTCTGTGCCGACTGACCTGACTCCTTTGCCACGGAGATTGTGCAGGGCGCATTGAGAACGCCGAGCGGTTCACCCGCACCGGACCCACGGAAAATAAGGTCCTGGACCTTGAATCCGAACTCCTTGCGGAAAAGGTCATCGACTTCGCTCTGAATGAAAGCCACATCCTGTATTATCTCATCAGATGCATAATATAACCCGGTGAGCTTGCTGAGTTTCAGCGAGATTTTACAAACTTTTGTTCTGGATTCGGTCATCTGCTCCAGTTCGGCGGCGGTGTAAACCCTGATTCCGCCGTAACGCGATCCGTTGGCCCGGCTGGTTTCGTCCAGTCCGTCAATTTCAATACCATTTGACGGATTGCTGATAGTTCTTTTGCTCGCCGCCTTTACCAATGTATTATTGCTGTCTTCGTCAGCCATCGACAGCAATTCAATGGCGAAATCTTTCTGAACCAGGAAACCGCCCTCTTCGGAAACGCTTTCCTTATTGCCGGTTCCCGCCGTGGCATTGATTTCCATCAGGCGCTTGTCCACCGATCCATTCGGTTGTCCAGCTTTATAAATCGCCCGAAGTTGCTCGCTGATATAGGCGAACGGCTTCTTTGCCTCCCGGTCCGCGCCCACGCTGACACTGGAAGCGGCGTTTGGCAGACTGTCGGCTTTGGCCTGGGACTTCGCGGCCATTTCGCGGATCGCGTCATCGCGTTCGATATCCTGGTCGAAAGCCGTAATCTCAGCTTTCATGCTGGCGAAAGCCTTGTTGCTGGCCTCTCGCTTTTCAGCGGTCCAGTTCGCAGCATCGTTACTGAAAGCGGTAGCTTCTTCAACTTTCTTTGCGCGGGCCTCGCGCAGTTCCTGAATGGTCATTTCCTGTCCCTTTCGGTTAGTGGCAAACAGAAACGGCGGCAAATAGAGTGATAGGCCCCTATCTGCCGCCGTTCTGTCCGTTACCGCGCCCTGGTTCATGAGGCCGGGGCGTGCCATATTCAGTTATTATAAAATATCATCCGCGCTGGAGAAGCGCAAGTTCTCGCTCCCGCTTTTCGCGGGCCGCGTCACTCAGGCTATCTTCACTCGTTTCCTCCTTTGCGGACGGTTTCAACGTTTCGGGCGTGTTCGCAAATGCCGAAAGGTCAAAGCGGTTTTCAACTTTCACGGCGCTGGTTTTCCTGTCTGCGAATCCGAGTTCAATCGACTTGTCGGCGTTGAACCAGGACTCTGCATCCATCAACGCCTTGATTTCTTCCTTTTTCATGCCGGTTTTTCTGGCATAATCGGTAACGATTGAGTCGCTTACCTGCTCCAGGAACGCAGCATAATTAAGCATCTCTTGGGCCGTCCCACAGCAACATCCCGCGGCGTTGTGAATCATAATGAATCCACCTTCCGCAATTTCTATCTCGTTGCCCGCCATTGCAACGAGAGAGGCGGCGGAGGCCGCTATGCCATCAATGCGGACTATTACATTGGCCGGATGCCGTACAAGGGCTTCAAATATCGCCCGCGCATCAAATACGCTCCCGCCAGGACTGTCGATTCTCAGATGGATGGTTTTGGCCTTGATCTTGTCGATCATCGGAACCCACTCTTTAGCCTCAATACCACCATCGGACCAGAAATCATACCCGATTACATCGTACAGATATAGCGTTGCCTCATCCCCGTCGGCTTTCGCCTCGATTTGCCTTCCCCGGCCCTGGTTATTCCTGAGTAGCGTCAACAGCCTGTCCATTGTCCTTGCTCCCGTTGTTGACCGGTGGACGGTATAATTTGCTGCTTTCGGGGTCTGTATCCGGCGGCAAGTTCCGTATTTTACGCACTTCGTTGACCGTCATCCATCCCGGAAGCTGATTTCCGCCTATCGCGGCCTTAAACGACTCGACGGTGGTCTTTTCATCACCACGCAACAGGCCGGACAGATTATGTTCCATAAAATAACCGCTTCTGCGAAAAACCTTACGATTCCACTCCTGCTCGATCCTCACAGTCAATGGATTTATCGTATAGGCCACCATCCCGATATTCATTTGCTCAATACCGGTGCCCCAAGAGGTTTGTTTCTCAACTGCGCCCAACAGCCAGGGCGGAAGCCCAAAATATCGACTGCCGATTTCAATTACTTGGTACTCCCGAGCCTGCAAAAGTTGCATCTTTGCGGCATCTATAGTCAACGTCTGAGCCGTTCCGCCCTCAGACAATATCAATGGAGAGCCAGAATTTATACCTGCGTTATGTTCTCTGACGTATTTTCTCGCTTCTTCCTTGAGGTTTTCGGTCATTTGCTTCGGATATTGCAATGCAATGTCGCTTGCCGGGCTATTTTTCAGATATGCCGCGCTCCGGCGGTCAGCGGACAGCAAAAGACCTATCGCTTGCGCTCCGGCATCTATCGGAGCCATGCCCTTGCCGTTTTTCACGTCAACAAAGACGTTCGGGACGTGAATCATGTCGTCTTGGTCATAAACCCGATACCCACCGGATTCAAGCGGAACATAATACCGCAATCGCCTTTCCGCCTGCTCAATTTTCACCTGTCGCGGGTCCAGGAGATAATAATTCTCTACCTCACCGCCGTAATTGCGGTCCAGTAGTATCAATCCGTTACCGTGAAGATAAATATGCGATACGAACGTCTCAAACAAAACAGCAGCGCTCATCATCGGGCTGGGTTCGGCGTGGAGCTTCCAGTATTGCGGATGGTTTGTGGCGAGTTCGCGCCCGCCGTCAGCGGTTCTTTTGAACACCTGAGCCGGACTGGTGGAGATACAGCCACCAAGAATGCGGATGCAGGCGAAAATCACACCGGCACGGCGGGATGTTTCTGAATCAACGTACATGCCCGAATCTGTCATGTACCCATAATCGCCAAGATTGAACCACTCTTTGACAGACATCCCGACATATTCCCGTCCGGCCAGGGCGGATATCTTCAAACCAAGCTTGTTGATGTATTTTCGGATGCCGTCCAGCATCACAACCTCACGAAGCCTTGAGTGATTTGACTATCATCTTCCGCGCGCATTCTCGACCAGGCCATCAGCAGGCCCGCTATACCGTCAATTTTGTTCGCGCTGTCTTTGCTTTCCTTCTTCGGCAATATCGTTCCGTCCACCCGCCTGTCAACTACTGTGTTTGAGGCCATCCACTTCATAATCGGGTTCCCGTCGTGCCTGCAAAGCCGTGCCTGGATTTTTCCTTCAAGATCAAGCGCCGCCGGGGTAATCTCTTTCGACGTATAGGGCATGATAACCGTCGTGTGACCCTTCTTTTCCAGGCTTCCGGCTATCTGTTGACTGCCCTTATTGTCAAAAGCTATTCCGCTTCGGATATTAAATAAGCCTGCCCACTCCTCAATATTACTTTCAATCAGGTCATAATCAATGTAATTTCCGGGCGTCAGCGTGAATAATCCCTGCTTTTCCCATGCAATATAATGCGCGTGCTTCTTTGATAGTTCTTTTACGTTGTCCTCTGGTAGGAAAAATTTGCCGAACCAGACCGGCAATCCCTCATCAGTCAACGTTAATAGTATCAGGGCAGTTATGTCAAGGCGGCTGGACAAATCCGCCGCCAGCCATGCGTCCCGCCCATAAAACTGTTCAATTTTCAAAGAGAAGTCAGCGCATAAATCCCACTGCGCCATATTTAACCAAGCCTGAGCCGCATTCAGCCACAGGTTGCATTTCTTTGTCTTAAACTCGCCCTCTGACTGAGGGCTTTGCTGCGCTTCTCGTGCCGTTGCTCTAAACTCTATCGGATCAACGCTGATTCCGTAATTCGGGTTTGCCTTTTTCCAACTACACTCGTCAAACGGATCGTCTTTCTTGCGTATTACTTTCCCCTCACCACCACGGACTTCATCATCCAGGGTAAATATTATCCCGAAATAATGTTCACCATCGAGAATCTTTTCCAATGTCTTTGTAACCAACGTCCGCTGCTCATAACAAACACCAACTTGGCTATATCCGGCGGTTGTAATGTACCATGAAAGCGGGTTTTTACGTTTTCCTCTTGCCGATTTAAGAACATCAAAAAGCCCGCGGTCCTTGTGCGCGTGGAGTTCGTCAATAATGCTCAGGTGCGGTCCAAGCCCGTCTTGCGTGCTGGCCTTGCTGTTTATCGGCTTGATATGACCGCCGTTTTGCCAACACATGATGCTGTTCGCCATCGGCGACAAGCCAAAAGCTTCCTTTAAATCCGGCGTCGCCTCAACCTGCTTTTTTGCAAAGTCAAAAACTATCCGCGCTTGACTGCCCGAAGTAGCCGCAACCTTGACTTGTGGTCCCGGTTCTCCCTCACAACAAAGGCAATAAAGAGCAATACCAGCCGAAAGTAAACTTTTCCCGTTGCCTCTTGCAACCTCGATATAGACGGTGTTGAACCGCCTATAGTCATTCCGTGACCGCTCATCACCCCGTTGCCGCCTCCACCCGAATATCGTGACCAGTATGAAGATTTGCCACGGCTCCAAAGTGATTGTCGGCGTACACCATTCGCCCTCAAGGTGCGGGAGCTTTTCAATGAAGTCGCAAACATCATTTGCGTGCCATTCGCTAAAATAGTAGTCCCATTTGCCGCCCGCGGCCCGCTGTTGATCCTGGTATTCCCTCTCACATGCCAGTCGGACCCATTTACAAAAGTGCTTTCCGCGCTTGTCCCGTCGGACTTCATCCCGATATTGTCGCGCAATTGCAACATAATCTTTCATATCCCGTTATCTTTAAACCTGTTGCCCGGCTTTTCGTTTTTCGGTCTGGTCAACTTGCTGGCCGGAGTGTCAAAAAACTCTGAGCAAAAGCGGCGATATTCAGTCAGTTCGGCCATTGTCGGCACCTGTTTGTGCCTCCATGTGTCAACCAAATGCGCCTCAAGCTGGCAGTATTGCGCCAGCGTAGCCCCGCACCCCGAAATGTCCTGTCCCCGCGCTTCGTAAATTTCAACCTTGCTATCCCAAATGTTTCTCGCGGCGGCGGAAAGCCACTTCGGACGCGGGAAACGGTCTTCAACAGGCGGAACAACATCAAGAGCAACGCGGCAAGGCTGATCCGTTCCTGTAGCTGCGTGTATGGCTTGTGAATACCCCTTTTTTCCAGGCTTCGCCATAAAATTTCCAAAAGTTTAATTTGCACGCGCAAAAAATCAAC